ATCCTGTGGTGGCTTCTGCCATTGATGGGTTCTCGAAGATTGGCTTGCCCAACAAGGTGTCTGGAGCGTCAAGCGACAATCCAGGTTGGAACACGTAGTTGCCTGCCGTGTCCTTCAACTTGCGAACTCGACCAATCGACTGACCAGTCATCATCCAACCAACACCTGGGAGCTGACGAGCAGCACCATCAAGTGAGTAGTAAAGGTCGATGAGGTTGTCTGCTGTGAAGCCAGTTGCTGTGCCTGAAGTACCACCAACAGACGAAGCTGCGACGATACCGGTTGGCTCAACTGTGCCAGTTCCGACGGTCAACGCTGAACCAACAGCGAAACCGAGTGCGTTACCGACTTGATCAGCCAAGAAGCTGAGCATGTCAACACCAGAATCTTCAAGAAGTTCCTGCGACACTTGTGTCAAGAAACCGTATTTGAATGCTCCGAGTGTGATGAATGCCGAGAATGCTGGATCGGATTCGCCCAATGCTGCTGCTTCTGCGTTGACAGTTCCTACGGAGTAGGTTGACAAACGTGGAATCTGAAGGTTCTCGCCACTTGCGGTGTTGAGGACAGTTGATGTTGCCAAGACTGGCGCAACCAAACGTGCCTTCATGATCACTTGGTTGTAGAACGAAGTTGGTACTGGTGAACCAGTGCTTGACTTCAGGACATCACGACGCTCGAAACTTGCCGAACGTGTTTCGCCCTTGATGAGCGCACGGATCATTGCGACATCTTCGTTCACTGATGCCGAAGCAACTGGACGAACTTGGTCTGCAATCTCACGGGTTGCTGCGTCCATGCGGAGTTCGCGTGTTTCATCTTCACGGAGTTTGGCAATGGTTGCTGCTCGCTCGTTCAGTTCGTCGTTCAGACGGCTGTAGGTTTGCTCTTCTTCTGCTGAGAGGTCACGCTTTTCGGCTGTGGCCACGTCGATGATTGCTTTGGCTTGGTGCCATGCTTGCTGACGAATCTCAACTTGACGGTCTAGATATTCTTTCATGATTTTTTTCTGCTTTCGGATTGTTGTGGATGTGGATACGCAGGGAGTTACTACTTCTCAACCTGATGCGGCTCCGCATACAGCAACAAGGTTGACGGCTCCGTCAACGATGCAGTGAACAGATGTTAGGCGATGGTCTTCAACAAATCAAGGTGCTTCGCCATGACACCGAGACGAGCTGGTGCAGCATCCTGCACCGGTTCAAGTTTGGCAACAGTTTCACGCAACAACATCGCATGATCTTGCGACAAAGTTTGACCAGATTCAAGGTTCGTGATCGCGGCTGCGAGATGATCTGCGTCTATCCCTGTGCGAGTAGCAAGGGCATCGAGCGACCTGACTGCTGCTGTGGTGGCTGCATAGGCTGGGAACCCTGTGACAACGCTGACTTCATAAAGTTTGATCTGACGCAGTTCACGCGACTGTCCATCATCCGACCACATATCTCCACCAGATGGAACAGTGAAACCGAATGACATTGAGTTCACATCGCCACGTTGCATCAAAACCGACAGGTCACGACCAATCGTGGTATCAGGCAACGAAGCGTCAACGAATAATCCTTTTGAGTCTTCAGATAGTCGCAGTGTTTTGGCACGGGTGGTGGCAAGCAGCATGCTCGAATCATGGTTCATGTACATGCGCACATTGTTCTTTGATTTAAGCGACTTCGAGAATGCGCCTGGCATGATCCGTTCAATGAATGGCAACGGCTCCGAAGGAGAGTTGAACACTGCTGCATACCCTGTGAAGGACATGCCGTTGCCTTGTGGGTCAGCACGAAGTTCAAAGTCGTTTGATGTGATGCGACGTGTTTCAACAGTTGAGTCCATGTCGCCAATGCTAGTACCAAAATAGCCAAGCGATCTAGAGGACTTCGGATGCGACTTCGGAAGAAGATCATTGTCACCGATGTACTTATCATTCTCGGGTCTTCCGTTACGCAACAAATACAAGAACGCATTAACCCTTGCATAAGCCCACTGATCACGGGTGACACCTGGACGATGAGAAGTTGAATACGCTCCAGCTCCTCGACGGAACACTGTGCGCAACATACCAACCGTTGCCCGTTTGCCAGGGTTGTCACCAACCTCATCGTTGTGTTCTTTGGCTTTGTTTGTCAAACCTGTCTCAATGGCTTCTGACAACTCAATCGTCTTAGACCCAGCAGGAGCCTTGGCAGACCCAACAGGATTCTTATCTGATCCCGTGATCTGATCCTTCGGTGGGGCAGGAGCATCAGCGCGTTCAGCCTTGATCGCTTCAGCCTTAGACATAAACCAGTTCATCGCAGGTTCAGGGTCGAGTGGGTTGATGCCCCACAGATAGAACGCAACCGCACCGGCACCAGGGAACTCTTTGTCATCAGGATCAGAGTTCTTTGGCGCATCCAAATCCACAAGATGACGCGCACCCCAAGCGTTCGTGCGAATCACCTTGTCTTCAGTGACCTCACCTCTAGCCATGTCCCGTGCCTCACGCACAGTCCGATCAACCAAACCGTCACCAGCCAACCCTTGGCCGTAGTAATCCAAACCCTTGCGAGCAGCCGAACGAATATACACAGGAACATCCAACGACACCTGACGCTCCTCATCGTCCATGACATCTTCCGCTACATCATCAAAGTCTTCTTCTTCGTGGGGTTTCCAAGCGTTGCAATACCAACCGCCAAGAACATACGCATCCCACTTCATGCAATACGCTTTCAGCTCTTTGCCATCTTCTTGAATCATGTCTTCGTTGTAGTAGTGACAGTTCCCACATGCTCGACCTTCAGGAACATCAGAAGCCAACGCTGGACGATAGTTATCTGGCAACGCACGTTCACCACCAGGTTCCATATCCTCAGCAATCGACACAGCAACCATCTGATCAATCGCATCCTGCTTCGTGGTGTGGCAACCAATCACTTCACCATCTTCCTTGACGGTTGCCCAACCTGAACAATCAGGTGATTTGTCTGTAATGAAATAAGGCATCAGACCAACAACAATACTTCAGCATCATCATCAAGCGTGGAGAACGTGACCGAACCCAACGCACCTATGTTCGCACCACCAAGCCGTGACCCAGCCTCAGCCGACACCAACAGTGGTCGTCGAGGCTTAGGTATCTGAACAACAATCTGCTCTGGTGGCTCATGCTTTGTGACCGATGCAGCAGGTTGTTTCCACCAGCGTGACCCCGAAGGAGGTATCTCAGGTGGTTCAGGTGGATTGATCGTGGCTGTAGCTGACGCAACCATGCCATCCAAGGGTGCATCAAATACAGGGAAGATGGTCGCTGACGCTGAAGCCGTAGCATCCAGCCCACCCAACGACGAAGACAACACAGGGAACAATGTTGATGACGCTTGAGAAGTGGCATCTAGGCCACCCAAACTTGAAGACAGTATTGGGAATATCTCCGATTGCGCAGTCGCAGTCGCATCCAATCCACCCAACGATGAAGACAACACAGGGAAGATCGTTGATTGCGCAGATGCAGATGCGCTGATCCCACCAAGCGAAGACGACGCTGACGCTAGTTTCGTTATTGTTGCTGATGCTTTAGCACTTGTGCCACCAAGCGACGATGCACCAGTGGCATTCATCGGGAATGGTGAACCATCCAAACCAACCGTTGCATCATCCAGTTCAGATGTGTCGAGCGTAAACCTGCTGAACGCCATAGGCGAACTAACTTGCGAGAGTCAACGAAACAGTTAGATTGCCTGCACTAATTGTGTAGGTATCGCCTGCCGTGTAAGCACCAGCGACGATTGTGCCAGAGAACAAGAAGTTACCTGCACTGATATTGTCCCAACAAGTAAAATGATTGGCATCCTGCGATCCAGCAATGTTTGTCCAAGACACATCAGCATCAGAAGTCAACACACCAGCCGAAGCCGCCCCAAACGACACAGCCTTGCGCGTTGTCTCAGTAGCAGGGTTCGCAGTCCCAGCAGTACCAGGATCGCCAGTGTGAAGTTTCACATACACTTGCGCAACAGCAAACGACGTGTTGTTACCCAACGCATCCATCCATGCGTTGCCTAAGTATGCGCCTATTCCGTGTGCCATTAGTCTTCAACCCTTTCAGTGATTGTGAGAATGCGTCCATCAGCATCACGTTCAACGGTGCGAACAGTTGGCTTCGACTGTGGCATGTTCACACGCACAACAGTCTCAGGAACATTGATGATTGGTGCAGGAACATTCACAGCCGGAGGCGTATAGTTCAACACCACTTCAGGCATATTGATACTCATATCCTGCGACTTCACTTCATACACCGAAGCAGGATCAGCAGGATTGATCGTTGACAAAGGCTGCAACTGTGTTGAAGGAACACCAGTGTGCGCAATCCTTGGCAACTCCAACGCAGCCATCACCTCAGCAGGATCAAACCCAGACAAAATCAAACGCTGAGCAATGACAGACTTACGATCCAACTCAGACAAGTTCGCAGCAGCAATATCCACGTTCGCCAAAGGCACCCGATACACATCCCCACCCTCAGTCGGTGCCATATCCTCGATGCGATGGATGTCGTTGATCGACAAGAAGCCTGATTGCAGACCTGTTGAGAACGCTGCATACCGTGAAGCCTGATCGCCACGAAGCAGACCGTCAACATTGAACTTCAAGAATGCTCGACTGTCCAACAACTTCTGGTAGCCATCCTCGATCTTGGAGATGTACGGACGCAACGTGTGCTGAACGAAGTGAATGCCGTTCTGTTCCACTGACGCATACGACATTGCTCCAGCTGTGGTGACACCAAGCATTGATGGTGGACACCTGAATATGCGACCAATCTCTTCGATGGCGAATCGGCGTGATTCTAGGAACTGTGCTGAATCATTGTCAACGGTTGTCTTGGTGAACTTTGCTCCACCGAACAACACTCCTGGACGATGTGAGCGGCGCAAACCTCTGTGACCTTCTTCAAACGAGGACACTAAATCTTTGGCTTGTTCACGGGTTAGGTTGCCTGGGAACTCGATGATGCCTGAAGCCGATGAGCCTTGACCGAAGAATCGTGCAGCGAACTCCTCCAACGCTTTAGCCAAACCGAGGTTCTCTTTGACTAGATCAATCTTTGAACGGCCACGCATCTCACCTGGCAAACGCAGTTCGGTGATATGGATCATGTCATCAGACTGAATGATGTCCCGTTGGTCGTAGATGAATATCGGTCTGCGTGTCACTTGATCACGGCTGCATTCAACCTTCTCAGGGTTTAACACCACCAACGCTGCAACACCTTGATCGTCACGCACGATACGTGTGAACGAGTTTCCGTTCAACAGCAACGACACCAGCACCTGTTGGAAGTGTTCGGTGCGAGTCACACCAGTTTCAGGGATGTCCAACCACATTGGTCGAGGACGAAACGCTTTGCGTTCTGCACCAACCCGAATGTAAG